GGTTCTATGTATTGGAAAATAGGCAAAAAATAAAATGGCTAAACAAAGTTTAAAGGAAATAATAAAAATTGAGTATCAGAAATGTGCTCAAGACCCTATATACTTCATGAAGAAGTACTGTATGATACAACATCCAGTTAGAGGTAAAATTCCTTTTCACTTATATCAGTTTCAAGAAAGAACTTTAAATGAGTTTGCAGAACATAGATACAACATCATTCTTAAATCTCGACAAACGGGTATCTCAACCCTAACCGCGGGATTTTCTCTTTGGAAAATGCTATTCAATCAAGATTTTAATGTATTGGTAATTGCAACTAAACAAGAAGTTGCTAAGAACCTTGTAACGAAGGTTCGTGTGATGAACCAGTACTTACCATCGTGGTTAAAACAAACAACAGTAGAGGATAATAAACTATCTCTAAGATACTCGAACGGTTCTCAGATAAAAGCAACTTCAGCCGCTGGAGATGCTGGTCGTTCTGAAGCACTATCTCTATTAGTATTTGATGAGGCAGCATTTATTGATAAGATTGAAGATATATGGGTATCAGCACAATCTACACTATCGACTGGTGGTAATGCAATCATACTTTCAACACCAAATGGTGTAGGAAACTTCTTTCACAAAACTTGGGTAGGTGCAGAAGAAGAAACAAATACTTTTAACACAATTAGATTACATTGGAGTGTACATCCAGAAAGAGACCAAGATTGGAGAGATGAACAAGAGGTATTATTAGGAAAAAAAGGAGCAGCACAAGAATGTGATTGTGATTTTGTATCTTCGGGTGATACTGTGATTGACCCACAACTTTTAATGTTCTATAAAGAATCATTTGTACAAGAACCTGTTGAAAAGACAGGATTTGATGGAAACTTGTGGAAATGGGAATATCCAAACTATCAGAAATCTTATATGGTAGTTGCGGATGTTGCTCGTGGAGATTCAAGTGACTTTTCAGCTTGTCATGTAATTGATATAGAAGAAGCAGCGCAAGTTGCAGAATATAAAGGTAAATTAGATACAAAAGATTTTGGAAACTTTTTAGTTTCCCTTGCAACTGATTATAACAACGCATTACTTGTAGTTGAGAATGCAAATATTGGTTGGGCAGTTTTACAACAAGTAATTGATAGAGGTTATCAAAATACTTTCTATATGAGTAAGGACTTAAAATATGTAGATACCGAAAATCAATTAAATAACAAATATAATAGACAAGATAGAGGAATGGTTGCTGGATTTAGTACAACATCTAAAACAAGACCTTTAATCATATCTAAATTAGAACAATATATTAGAGAAAAGGATATTACTATTCGTTCATCAAGAACTATCGATGAATTATTTACATTTATATGGAATGGTAATAGAGCAGAAGCTATGAGAGGTTATAATGATGATTTAACAATGTCATTATCAATCGGATTGTGGGTTAGAGATACTGCCCTCCGATTAAGACAAGAAGGAATTGATTTAACAAAACAAGCATTAGGTGGTATTGGAGCACATCAATTGGATGTTGCAGGAATGGGCTTTGGTGGTAATTCAGCGATGGAAGAAAACCCATGGAAAATGAGAGTTGGTGATTCAAATGAAGATTTAACTTGGTTAATTAAATAACTCTATATTTATATATTAGGAGAATAAAATATGATATCATTGCAGGAATTACTTAAAGAAGAAGTACATACAGAAGAATATACTGTGGAAAATTACCATGATATAAAAGAATTTTGTGAATTTATGAAAGAATATAAATCTGATATAAATGAAGCAGAATATCAAGGTAGAACTGTAAAATTAGGTAAACCGATGCAAGGTGATACCAAGAAATTCAAAGTATATGTTAAAAACCCTAAAGGAAATGTTGTCAAAGTAAACTTCGGACATGGAGGAAGTTCCGCAAAGAAATCAGGAGAAAAAACAATGTCTATTCGAAAGAATAATCCAGATGCAAGAAAAGCATTTAGAGCAAGACACAACTGTGATTCACCAGGTCCAAGACACAAAGCAAGATATTGGTCTTGTAGAAAATGGTAATAAATTAATTAATAAAGGTTATAACATAAATTAGGAAAACATGGCAGATACTTCATTTTTTGGGAGGTTAACAAAACTCTTTAGAGCACAAGCAGTAGTTACTATCGATAAAGATGGTAAACGAAAAGTGTTTGATGGTGATGAACGTCAACAAACAAACTTATCTTCTTTAAGAGATAGATACACAAAATTACAGAAATCTTTTTTTGAACAAGCAGGTGGTGCACAATCAATGGCATACCAACAAGTTCGTAGAGAAGTTTTTAGAGATTACGATGCAATGGATAACGACCCGATATTAGCATCGGCTCTTGATATATATGCAGATGAATGTACATTAAAGAACGAATTTGGTGATGTACTTCTTGTTCAATCGGATAATCCAAAAGTACAAGGATTATTAGAAAACTTATTCTACGATATTCTTAATGTAGAGTTTAACCTATGGCCTTGGACAAGAAACTTGGTAAAATATGGAGATTTCTTCTTAGGTTTAGAAGTTGCAGAAGGTAAAGGTATCGTAAATGTTACTCCTCATTCAGTTTACAATACAGAAAGATTAGAAAGAACAGACCCATCGAATCCAAATTCAGTAAAGTTTAAAATTACTGAGGACCCGAATGGAAAAGAAGAATATGAAAACTTTGAAATTGCTCATTTTAGGTTGTTAGCAGATACTAACTGGTTACCATATGGTAAATCTATGATTGAGAATGGAAGAAGATTGTGGAAACAATTATCTCTAATGGAAGATGCTATGTTAATCCATAGAATCATGAGAGCACCTGAAAAAAGAGTTTTCAAAATTGATATTGGTAATATCCCACCAACAGAAGTGGATAACTATATGCAGAGAATCATCAACAAGATGAAGAAAGTTCCTTTCATCGATAGAAATACTGGTGATTACAACTTAAAGTACAATATGCAAAACTTAACAGAAGATTTCTATCTTCCTGTTCGTGGCGGTGATAGTGGTACATCTATTGATAACCTTGCAGGTTTAGAGTACGCAACTATTGATGATATTGATTATTTAAAAAACAAAATGTTTGCAGCATTAAAGATTCCAAAAGCTTATTTAGGATACGAAGAAAATATAAATGGTAAAGCAACTCTTGCTGCAGAAGATGTAAGATTTGCAAGAACGATTGAAAGAATCCAAAGAACACTTATTTCAGAATTATCTAAGATTGCAATAGTTCATTTGTACTCACAAGGAATTCAAGATTTTGAAATGACTAACTTTGAATTAAAACTTGTAAATCCATCTACAATTTACGAACAAGAAAAAGTAAACTTGTGGAGTGAAAAAATTAGATTGGCTCAAGATATTCAAGGATTAAATATGTTATCTAAAGAATGGGTTTACGAAAACATCTTTAAAGTTGCAGATGGTGCTCAAGATGATGAAAGAACAAAAATACTTGATGATATTAAAGATAGATATCGTTATCGTATGATTGAAGATGAGGGTAACGACCCTGCAATGGAATCTGAAGAACCAGATGATATTGAAGAACAAATTGAAAATATCAAACAAGAAATTAAAGATAAAGGTGGAAGGCCTCGTGAAGGTGGAACTTATGGAAAAGATAAACATCCATTAGGTAGAGACCCTTTAGGTGATAAGGAGAGAACATCAAAACGTTCTCGTACTTCTGAGGAAAAAGCGTTGAAAGTTATCAACGGTATATCAGCAAAACGTAAGTATTTACATGAAATGAAGGATATGTTGGATGAATCCAATATCCTCGATAATGATTAAAAATAGTTAATCTTTTATAAATTTATATTTATAATAGAGTAATTTTATAATATTGTAATTGGAAATTATTAAAATGAAAAAAGTAAGACATTCAAAATTCAAGAATACGGGTTTTCTTTTCGAAATACTAACCCGTCAGATTACACTTGAAGTTTTAAATGGTGGTGAAGAAAAAGCTAAAGAAATTGTTAGAGAATTCTTTAGTGGAAAAACTGAACTTGCCAAAGAACTTCGATTGTATAATCTGTTAATAAATGAAAAATATAACTCAGAACTTAAAGCTGAGAAATTTATTGATGCCATATTAGAAGCACATACGAAAATTAATTACTCAAAATTAAAAAGAGAGAAATTCAATCTTGTTAAATCAATAAAAGAAAACTTTGAAATTGATAATCTTTTATCTTCGCCTGTTACCAATTACAAGATTTTAGCATCAGTACATAAATTATTTGAAGGAAAGAAAAATGATATTCTTGATGTAAAAGATATTTTTGATTCTAAACTTACTATCGTTGAACATATTTCCAACTCAATTCCAACTCTTAAACAAAAAGAGGACAGACTCGTTGAAGATTACAAAAAACAAGAAAAGGATTTAAGATTACTTACTTATAAAATTCTTGTAGAAACTTTCAACAAAAAATATACTAACTTAAATGAAATACAAAAAGGATTATTAAGAGAGTATATTAACAACATTACTAACACATCTAAATTTGGTGATTACTTTGAGAAAGAACTTATAAGAACAATTACCGAATTACATGATTTGTATAAAGGAATGAAAGATAAGATTACAAAAATTAAATTGCGTGAAACTATTAATGTTTTGAAAAAACAAAAAATCGGTAAGAAAATTAACGATGACCAGGTTTCCGCTTTAATGATGTCTTATGAGTTAGTAAAGGAAATAAAAAATGTCAATGGAAAAAAACCTTAATAACTTTATTGATGAACTAATTCAAGAAATTGAAAAAGAATTAGATGAAGCAACTGCAACAGGTAATGTGGCAGGTTATAATGTGCCTGGTGCTTTCTCTGATGGTGGTAGAAAAGATAAGAAAAGAAAGAAAAAGATTTCAACTCAATTTGGTATGAAGATAGTTGGTAAGATTGATGAAGATGATATTAATGAAGGATTGGTATCTCCAAAAAGAGGACATGAATATTTTCAACTTACTAAAGATACACCTGTAAAATATATTGCAGGACATTCTGGTTTAGGATTAACATCTCCTGGTGTATTATTAAAAAATATACCTGGATTTATTGATGGTAAAAAAGGTGCATACTTAATTGATTATCATGGTGCACTTTTTTATGTAGATTTAAAAAAGAAAGTTGCTGTTAGATTAGGATATGATTTAAGTAAACAACCTAAGTTAAGATATAAAAGTAATTTTATTGAAGTTGACAAAGCACCAGATTTTTCAGATTGGAAAAAGTATTTAAAAGAATCAGTAAACGAAGCTAAAGTGAAAAGACCTGTTAATCGTTGGTTAGAATTAAAGAACGATGAAACAATGCATCCTCATAAGAAGATGGCAATGGGATTAAAAGAACTTAAATATCAGTTAAGAGAAACTGAAAAGTTTTTTAATTGGTACAATAAGATTAAAACTATGAATGAGTTGGATTCCAATCAGTATTGGAAAAGAACAAATAATCATATTTATAAGATAAAGGAGAGATTAATTAATATCGCTCGAACAATACAGGAGATTGAAAAATGAAAATATCAAAAAATAGATTAAAAGAAATCATCAGAGAAACAATGATTGAAGAAAACGAATATCAAGAATTCTTCAAAAAAGCATTGGAAAAAGCTGGAAAATCAATTCCATCTATGTCTGATGAAGAAAAGAAGGCATTCTTTAATAAAATCGATGCTACTTGGAAAGGTAGAGGAGAAAAAAAAGAACAAGTGGCAGAAGAGTTGACCGCAGCTCAGAAAAAACTACCACCAGCACTTCAAAAGGCAATTGAGAAAAAAGAAAAAAAATAAATGACTAAGAGAGAGTTGTACGATATCATCAATGAAGAAATCCAAAATGTAAAATTGGATAGAATCAGCGAAGAAATCACGAATGACGATGAAAAACTTATTCGAGATTTAATTCGACAAGAAGTATCTGCAATTTTCTTTGATTTATTTAAGAAACGTAAAATGTGGGGAGCATAATGAGTAAACTACTAATAGAAACCAGATTATTCGAAGGTAAAGTAAAAGAAGATGATAGTGGAAGAACTATTGTTAAAGGTATTTTACAGAGAGCTGGTGCAGAAAATCAGAATGGTAGAATATATCCAATGGAGATTCTACAAAGAGAAGCTAAGAAGTACGAAACACTTATAAAAGAAAGACGTGCTCTTGGTGAATTAGACCATCCAGATTCTTCAGTAATCAACTTGAAGAACGTATCACACAATGTAAGAGAGATTCATTGGGATAATGATGATTTAGTAGGTACAGTAGAGATACTTCCAACACCGAGTGGTAACATCTTAAAAGAACTACTTAAAGCAGGAATTCTTTTAGGTATATCATCAAGAGGTATGGGTTCAGTAGAACCTTTATCAGGTGGTAAAGTACAAGTAGGTGAAGATTTTGAGTTAATCGGTTGGGATTTTGTTTCTAACCCATCAACACATGGAGCATTTATGACTCCAATGAATGAATCAGTAAATAAACAATTACAAGAACAAGTTGTTTGTGGAGATTACTGTAAAGCTCAAGATATGATGAGAGAAATTATAACAGAATTAAATTAATAAGTTATGGGATTTAGTATTCAAGATTATATGGCCAAAAATACAATTGACCTTGGAACAGTTAAAAAAGCTGTTGGAGATACTCCATTTAAAGGAGGCCACAATGATATTAGAAAAACTAATTATGAAGTTAAGTTAACTGAAGATGGTAAACTTGATTTATACACGCATAAAGAAGAAACAAAAGAATATAAATTTAAAAATAGGAGTTAATTATGGCAATAGGAGATGTAAACCCAACAAAACCAACTCAACCAGTTGAATCAAAGGAAATATCGTTAGGTGGTATAACAAAACCAACAACATCAAGTGGAAAGTCTCCATCTATTGGTGGTAACATAACTGTTTCAAAATAAATTTAAAAAAGGAACTAAAAAGATGATTAAACTATCACAATTTATAAATGAGGCTGAGGTATTTACTGCTACAAGTAAAGAAACTGGTACAACTTCTGTATTCAAAACTAAAGTTGCAAGAGATTCTGCAATCAAAGCGGGTACTCATGAAAAAAGAAAAGATGATAAGGATAGTGCCGTACAAGAACCTGGTAAAAAAGATACTCCTAAAGTAAACATATTTAATAAAGATAAAGATGAACCTAAGAAGGATGGTGGCGAAGATTTATCAACTCCTAATTCAGTAGAAGGAACTGGCCAAGCAAACCCAGAAGTTAACAAGGCAATTCGTAAAGCAGCTCAGAAAGCTGGAATCTCACCAAAAAAAATAGGTAAAGAAGAATACGAAAAGAAAATGGCTCAAGCAGCTGTTGAAGCATTAACTGATTCTAATTTCCATACTGAAGCAAGATGGTTAGTTGCAGATTTAGAAGGTAAACCAGAGTTACGAGAGAAACCAGATTATCCAAAATTCGATGATAAAGATTACGATAAAAAAATGGATGTGGTTAGAGCTAAATATGCTTCTCAATACGCAGATGATGTTGATGATGATGCATATGAATTAGGAATTAAATCATCTCAAGAAGCTGGATGGGGTGGTGCTACTGCAATTGAAGGTTTAGTATTCGATTTAAAAATGAATGGTTCACATAAATTGGCAAATACAATATTAAAATCTTTCAAAGATGCACAACAAAAACAAGAAGGAAGATTAAAAATAGGAAGTTTGATAA